CTCCTCCTCCAACCTACAAAATTCTCAAATCAAAATAGCTTCTTCCAGTAATTAACAATAACTATGGTGGCGGAATAGGTAGACGCTTACCGATAAGACATCGCCGCTGGTTAATCCAACGGTTATATGGTGTTATGTAAAGTGCAAATCTTTACCCATAGATACCAATTCTAATTATGGATGAATAAAAATAGGGTAGTCTTAGATTAGATAGGACAGAATGAGAAAAAAAGTGAGTTCAGACCAGTTATATCAATGGTTTAAAGGTGATTTTTGAGCGTGCAAAAAATTGCACGTTTTTGGCTGTTTTCGTGCAAAAAATTGCACGTTTGGGGGTGGATATATGGCGTTAATTGTTATGAATACTGAAACAGGCGAATGGGTTACAGATATAAATGACGGAGATAAAATAGTTCGGGCTGGTAGTATTAACTCAGCTAGAGAACTAGAAAGCGCACCAAGAGGTGAAAGATTTTCAAAGCTATATCATTCTATTATGCCATTGCTTATCGAAACATCACTAACAACAGCAGAGGTTATGCTATTTTTGTTTTTAGCTTCACACCTTAGATTCATGAGTAATGTTGCTAAATTTGAGAATGGAAAACTGATAACAAGGGATAGCCTAGAAGCGGCTTTAGGTTTAAGTGAAAGAACTATAAAGTCGAGTATATATAGACTTATAAAAGAAGGGCTTATAGTTGAAACAAACACGATAGAGGGCAAAGTTTTTGTTGTTAATCCCTATGTTATATCTGTGGGCGATAAACTTAACAAGACCATATATGACCTATTTAGAAAAAGCAAGTGGGCTAGGTGGTAAAGATGGACAAGGAAAAAATACTAAAGCAAAAACAAATACTTGAACGAATGAGACACTTGCAGGAACTTCCTAAACTAGCTAAAGATGATTACGCAGCATATGTAGAATTTACACATGGTGCAAGATACAACTTGGGCAAGTTTCAAATTTATATATGTGGAATAATAGACAAGTTTTTAAGGAATGAGTTATTAAACGACAATGGCGTTCCATATGAAGGAATAACAGTAGCCGTGCCTCCGCAGCATGGCAAATCGATGTGCGTCACTGAAACATTACCATCTTATTATTTAGGCAAAAACCCATATGACCATGTTATTGAAATATCCTATGGTGATGATTTGGCACAAAAGTTTGGCAGAAGGAATAAAGAGAAGATTGAAGAAGTAGGCAAGCCTTTGTTTGGAATACAGATTTCAGCACAAAAGAACTCCGTTGTTGACTTTGAATTAGAAGTAACTAAGGGCGGTATGTTATCCAAAGGACTTGGAGCAGGAATATCAGGGTTCGCCGCTGACTTAATTATTACAGACGATCCTTATAAGAACAGACAAGACGCAGACTCTCCGACATATAACAAGTTTGTAAAAGAAGAATTTATGAATGTTGTTGAGATGAGAGCCTCCGCTAAATGTAAGTTTATAGTAGTACACACAAGATGGAATGAAGATGACTTAATAGGTCATTTACATGACACACAACCTGATAGATGGTTTAGGATTTCATTCCCACTGATAGCAGAAGAATATGAGCCAGAAACAGGCAGGCAAATTGGAGAAGCTTTACTTCCCGAAGCAGGAAAAGACACAGCTTGGGCAGAAAAGAAGAAGGCTGTATTCTTATCAGACCCTACAGAAGGCGGCATGAGAGCATGGAACGCCTTAATGCAGCAAAGACCATCTTCAATAGAAGGCAACATGATTAAAAGGGAATATTGGAAACGATACACCTTGACGCTAGAAATGCAAAAGAAGGGATTCTTCCCGGTAAAGATTCAATCATGGGATTGTGCGTTGAAAGATACTTCCGATCCTGTCGCTGGTCAAATGTGGGGTAAGCTTGGCGCAAATTATTATATGACAGACCACAACGGCGGCAGAATGGACATAGTTAAAACCATAAAAGGCATACAAGATTGGGCTGAAAAGTACCCTGATGCGGTGGCGAAACTGATTGAGGACAAGGCAAATGGACCCGCTGCAATACAAATGATGAGAACACAAGGCAAAGTTCATGGTTTAATTCCTGTAAATCCTGGGACAAAGAGTAAAGGCGAGAGGGTTAGTGTAGTATTACCACTGTTTGAGGCTGGCAATGTTTATATTCCTGATAAAATAGAGGTATCTCCAGGAATATACGAAACTTGCCAGTGGGCGAATGAGATTATTGAACAGTGTGCCGCCTTTAAACCTGATAAAAAGGTGCAAAGAGACGACGAAGTAGACACTATGTCGATGGCTTTGACATATTTAATGTACCAATTAGCGGCATTGCCACAAAGTGAGCAAAGAAGAGATGATTTCGGCTTGTACAAGAAGCCTGATAATCCATATGAAACAGAAATATCCGATTCATTTATAAATTTTGGAATGTAGGAGGAAATATGATCGAATTAATAATTGGCATCGTTACGGCGGTGCTTTTTTCATGCCTGTTTTTGTGGGCGTATAGGAGAGGTTTAAAAGACGGCTTAGCCTTAAACAATAACAAACCTATTGAGCCAATTAAAACGCCTGTAGCGGTCATACAAGAAGTCAAAGCGGCAAAGGTAACTAAGGAACAAGAAGTAAGGACAGCACAGTATTTAGAAAACTTATTAAGTTATACAGGGGAAACACAAAAACCAATTGAGACTGAATAAGTCTTTTTTTATTGTCCAAAGGAGGTATCAACTTGAAACATAAATACGAGGAACTTCAAGCATGGAAAGATTATCAAGAAGGAATAGACTTCAAAAGGCGAATAGGCTTATACGATGAAGTAAACAAGAACACTAATTTTTATCAAAAAAAGATGTGGGAAGGCGTTCAAGCAGGTAACTTGCCAACTCCTGTATTGCCACTTATACCAAGGATAGTAGACCATAAAGTTAATACTGTAATGGGCGATGACATTAAAATAAACTATTCCATTGAAGGTATTGACGATACGGACTATGCGCCTGATAAAGACTTGTTGCGTGAAGTATCAAAAATGCTATCGGCTTATTCAATGACATTGTGGGAGAACTTGCAAGAAGATAGCAGGAATGAACAGGCTTTACTTGATGCAGCACTAACTGGTGATGGAATTGAGTATTTTTATTGGGATGCTTCAATAGATGTTGGCGAAGGTATTAAAGGTCAAATCAAATCTATGATAGTTGACAATGTTAATTACTTGCCCGCTAATCCAAATGACCCTGATGTTCAATCGCAGGTGAAAATCCAGATAGCTTTCAGACAAATGGTTGACGATCTGAAAAAAGAAGCTAAAAACAACAAGGTTTCCAAAGAAGAAATTGACAAGATTGTTTCCGATGAAGAAACCGAAAATCAAGCAGGGGAAATGTCAAAGGTTGAATTAACCAAATCAAACAAGGCTATTTGCTTATTAACTATGTGGAAAGAAGAATATCCTGAGGGGCATCCAAATGCAGGACAGACGCACGTAGTTTTTAATAAATGCACTAGATACGCAAAGATAACCAAAGGCGATGTTGACAGTAAGTTATCTTTATACCCTGTAGCTATGATGAATTGGGCGTTGCAGAAAAACTGTTGTCATGGTGTTAGTGAGGTAACAGGACTTATTCCTAACCAAATAGCTATAAATAAACTTGTAGCTATGATAATTATGGCAGTTCAACATATTTCAATTCCAAAAATGGTGTACGATGCAACAAAAGTTGCTCCACCTTCAAACCTTATAGGCGGTCAAATTGGCGTTCAAGGCGGTAACATTAAAGATTGTGTTGGGTATATTACACCCGGTCAATTATCATCTGATATATACCAAGTAGTCAACTTGCTTATTGATAAGACTAAAGAAATGGTTGCCGCCACAGATGCTGCCATGGGTGAGTTAAACATGGACAATACTTCCGCATTGGTAGTGTTGCAAAAAGCGTCAGCTATACCACTCAAATCTATTTCAAGGCGATTCTGGCGGTTTATTGAGGACAAGGCTAGGATATGGATGGACTTTTTCGTCAACAAGTACAATGTCGATAGGACTTTGACTTATACGGACAATGGTATAACTAAAACATTTAAGTTCAATGGTAGCGAATACAGGGGATTGCAATGGCGTGTAAAGGTTGACGTTGGTGTATCATCACATTGGAGTGAGATAACTTCCATGCAGACAATGGACAACTTACTTATGAACAAACACGTTAATTTTGCTCAGTATTTAGAGCGCTTGCCAAGTGGTGTAATACCCATGAAGGATAAATTACTACAAGAAATTGCAGGGAATGACATAGACGGACAAGTCATAGTAAGGCTCCTTGCCGATTATGTGGAAGGCTTACCACCTGAAATGCAAGAACAAATAAGGGCAATGCCACCAGAAGACATGGAAAATACCGTAAAACAACTAGTCTTACAAGGAAGTCAACAAATAGAACCGAAAAAAGAGCAAAGCTTGCAGTTTCAATAGTTTCGTGATATAATATACATGTGGGATAGCGATTGCAACGCAACAAGCACATAGCCTTATGTGTTTCCCACTATAATATTTAAGGCGAACACGAAAAGGCGGTGTTTTTATTATGCTTACAAAAGTATGTATAACGTGCAAAGAATGCCTACCACTTACAGACGAATATTTCTTTAAGGCTCCTAAAAATAATGATGGCTTTATGGGAAACTGTAAAAAGTGCAGAGCAAAAATAACGAAATCTTATTACGAAAAAGAAAAAGCAAAAATACTAGAACAAATGAAAAATTACAGAGAACAAAACAAGGAAGCTGTATATCTGGCTAAAAGAGAATGGGAAAAGAAAAATTTAGATTACATGAAACAATACCACAAAGAGTATCAAATTGAAAACAAAGACAGAATAAAATCTATAAAACAAACGTACAACCAAAACAACAGAAATAAGCTGCGTGAAGTTCATCAAAAATGGAGAGATAATAATAAAGAAAAAATATACGAACAAAGTATTAAACGCAAAGAATACACAAAACAATGGAAGAAGTTGAACAAAGACAGAGTTAACACTTTAAATCAAATACGGCGTAATGCACGAAAAGGCACAAAGGCTGAGATTGATATTGATAAATGGGATAAAATTAAAAAAATATTCGACAATAAATGTGCATATTGTGGTTGCGAAAGCGAACTTCTTACACAGGAACACTTTATACCACTAAAAAACAAGGGAGAATATACTCATAATAATATAATACCAGCGTGCAAACACTGCAATTATAGCAAAAGAGAAAGAGATTTTTTTGATTGGTATCCAAAGCAAAAATTCTATAGCAAGAAAAGAGAGCAAAAAATATTAAAACATCTCAATTACAATGAAAACAAATTCCAACAATTAAGCATCTCATTATGAGGTGCTTTTTTATTGCAAAGAAATGATACTTCAAGAGTCACAAACTATACAACAATAAGGAGAAATGTTATGAAACTAAATGAAACCGTAGAAATGATGAACAGCGCAGACTACAAAGAAAGATTTAGAGCTGAGTACTTGCAGTTAAAAATCAGGTCAGAAGGACTTCGTGTTATGTTAAAAAAGTACGAAGAAGGTACGCTAGATTTTACGCCAACGTGTCCTATAGAGGTTTTGAGAGGGCAACTAATAAACATGGGTGCTTATAAAAATTCGCTCATAGAACGTGCTCAAATTGAAGGAATTGAATTGTAGACATTTAGCCACAACAATCAAATAATCAAGCGGTTACAGAAATGTAGCTGCTTTTTTTATTAAAAATTTAGGGCGTTAAAGTCACGAAGTCGCCAGCGTGAAAGGAGTTTTTAGTATGGTAAGAAACATTAATTTACAACTATTTGCAGATGAAGGATTTGCAGAAGTTGCGGGCGTAGAAACAACACCTGTTGCCGCCGAACAGGAAACAACAACAGAGGTAATGACAGAATCCTCAACTGAAAGTGCTGGGAATGAAATCAGTGAGGGCGTAAAACAAACACAGCCTGCCGCCGAGGTTGATAAAGTTGAGAAGGCTTTTGCCGCAAGACTTCAAAAAGAAAGACAGAAAATTGAGGTCGAAGCAAAGCAGAGGGCAAGAGATGAATGGATTTTAGAACAAGGCTATGAGTGGAACGGGAAACCAATCGCTACAGAAGCCGAGTACAAAGAAGCCTTGCGAGAAAAGGAACTAGTTGAACAGTACCAATCTAAAGGACTTCCAGAAGAAGCCGTTCAAGAACTTGTCGAAGGTAAGAAATTCCGTGAAAAGTATGAGTCAGATGTTAAGGCTAAACAAGTGGAAGAACAGCAAAAAGCAGATTTAAAAGACTTCATAACAATGTTCCCTGACGTGAAACCAGAAGAAATTCCTATTGAAGTGTGGAAAGCGAACGCAGAAGGTATTCCTTTGAGGTATGCGTATTCTGAACACGCCTTGAAGCTAACAAAAGCAGCAGATATGAAGGTCAAAGCCAACATTGAAAATGCTCAATCTTCTATGGGCAGCGTTTCAACTGATGGGGTTAATACAGTTTTAACAGCCGAAATGGTTGAAAACATGACACCGCAACAGCTTACAAAAAGATGGGGCGAGGTTAAAAAAATATTCAATATGAAATAAGAAAGGATGAACTATTATGGCAATATTAACATCAATTCCAAAGTTGGTAAGTACGAAGATACTTATGACTTTACAGAACAACCTAGTAGCAAAGAAAATTTGTACTATGGACACAGGCTCAGAAATCAGGAGAATGGGGGACACTGTAACATTCCCTGGCTTGGCTAGACCAACAATAAGTGCATACGCAGGAACTATCAGCCCAGAGACCCTTGAAGATGCAGGACTTACTTTGGTTATAGACCAGAAGAACCACTATGCTTTTTATGTAGATGACATTCAAGCGTTCCAGAGCGTAATCGATGTAAAAGGAACATCAGTTGAGGAGGCGGCTTATGGCTTGCAGAACGCAGCAGATGCTTATGTATTAGGGTTGTACGCAGGAGCAGGAACAACTATTACAGCTACAGTATCAGAAACTATAGCACTTTCAACTACATCAACAGTTATTAGAAAGCTAGAAGAAAAGAATGTAAAACCTAATAACAGATGGTTGATAATTCCACCTTGGTACAAGGAAAAACTTATGCTTGCGGGCGTGAAGTTCTCAGTCAAAGAAGGGTCAGGCGCAGGAGATGGCATTGCTTGGGTCAAAGAGTGGGATACAGATATTTATGTATCTAACAATCTTACAACCTCAGGTTCAGAAGGCAGCTGGAACACAAAATGTTTAGCTGGTTCGTACAATTCCATTGTATACGCAGAGCAAATATTGAAATCCAGATTCATTCAAGATGTACCTGGTGCATTTGCTGCACAGTGTGACGGACTCCATGTATTTGGGGCTAAGGTTATTAAACCAGAGGAACTTGTACAAATCAATGCTACACAGGCTGCAGCTAGTAGCAGCATATAACACATTAACATAGGGAGCGTGAAAACTCCCTTTAATTTTAAGGAGGTATAATAATATGGCAGTAGCAGTATCGAATTCAACAGTGGTAGCATTAAACACTGTAACAGCAACAACTAGAAACCTTGCAACAGCGGACACAGATTCTCTTGCAGAGGTATTCACTATTACACCCACTAGACCAGATGGGAAGGTAATTATAGTACTAGACCTTGACAACCTAGTAGCTACAGCAGCAGCAGATGCTGATGCAACATTTTCAATAGCAGCGGGCGATTTTTGGGCAGGAGCAGCAGTGACAGGCACAATTACCAAGTCCACAAAGAAGATTATCCAAGTGGAAACAGCTAAGGTATTGCAAAATGACGGCACTATATTGTTGACATTGACACCTGGTGCGGACGACAAGTTAAAATCCAATCACGCAGCAGCAATAGAGGTATTTGAACTTCTATAAAACAACTGTAAAATCTGAAAAAGGGGGGTCCTCGGACTCCCTTATTCTATTGAGGTGAAAAAATGATTAAATTTTTCGGAGAACCATTAAGAGAAATTAAAAGTAAACAATCAGGCAAGGTCATGTTCAGATTTGACACAAAAGGCGAATTTATAACAGATGATCTAATAATTATTGACCGAGCAATGGGGTATTTTGATTATATGCCTATGAAGGCAGAGCCAACAGGCAAGAAAATTGCTAAAACTTTTGTTGAGCCGACTATCAAGATAGAAACAAAAAATGACAAAGAGGAAATATCAGAGCAGAAAAAGACATTAAAATGCAAGTATTGTGAGTTTGAAGCCGACAACATGGGCGTTTTGATGCAACATTATAAAGAACATAAAAAGGAAGGTGGGCGTTAATGACAAGTGTACTTGAATTACAAGCAGCAAAAACAATAATAGGCGCATCAGGTCAAGTAGGAAGTATGGCAATATTACCTTTAGACGTGGACAAAGTTGTAACAACGGCTAATATGAAAAATGGCGCTTACACTATAGCAGCACAACCTCCTGCGCCTTGTAGAATAACAGCCACAGTAACCGCAGCAGGGGCAGCCGATACAATGGGAACTTTGCTCATAGTGGGTACCGACAGAGATGGAAACGCACTAAGTGAAACAATTATACCGGTAGCAGGGTCAACAGTATCAACAGTTAATGTTTTTAAGACAGTAACCTCAGCAACAGGCGCAGGCTGGACAATTGGAGAAGGAAACGACACTATCACAATAGGCATAGGCGCAGTATCAACTCAACCACTTTATTATGAAGCAGACACAGACAGAGTTGTTACTTCAACTAATATGAAAGTTGGAGCATACACAGTTGCAGCACAGCCACAATATCCCACAACTATTACTGTAACAGCAACAGCCGCAGGAGCAACAGACACAATGGGTACAGTTACAATAGGCGGATTTGATGAAAACAACTCGCCAATAAGTGAAATCATAATTCCAGTAGCAGGAAGTACAATTGCAGGAACAAAAACGTTTAAAACTATCTTATCAGTAGTAGGCGCAGGATGGGTTATAGGTGAAGGTAACGACACAATAGTTGTAGGTGTTTCCGCAAAGACCTTGTTATCAACCTATTATATTTCTCACATTCAGATTACAGCAGCGGCAGTAGCGGCAGCACAAACAGCACAAACAGGGTTTTATATAGCCGATTTAACACAACTT